TCTGTGCCGATGATGTGTTTCCACACACACGCGGTAAGTCTGGTAAATTTGCTAACGGTGGGCCTTTCACGAAAATACGCGTCGATACATCTGGTTACTCTGATTTACAAGGCATTGGAACGTATGACTCATATAACATGACCAGTTTTCCTGGCATGGGATATTGTTATACGCGTTATGTCGGAGGATTTACATCCCCGTCTTTTCCTAGTCCCAAGTGGGACAATGTCGCCTTTTCTTATGGTGACACTGAAAAACTTCTAGGAACCAATTTTCTTGTACCGAGTGATTTGACTAGTAAGTGGGGACCTGAGGCGTGGGCTAGGGCCGCGCCAAAAATACAGATGGCCGATGGATTTGTTTTCCTTTCCGAAGGCAGAGAACTCCCATCCCAATTAAGGGATCAAGCTAAGCGGTTCCGTGACGAATGGAGCTCGCTTAGTAGGAGGGCTGGCCTTCCCGGCTTAGCCGAAAAGGGAAGAGATAACATTCCTTGGCGTCAGCAACCTAAAGCGGTTTCTGATGAGTATCTGTCCCAGCAATTTGGCTGGGCGCCGTTCTTGCGTGATTTGGATAAGTTTTACAAGGCTTATCTCAACACTGATGAGTACATGAGACGTATGTCTGATGGGAACGATCAGTGGAAGCATGTTCGGCGGGTCCTTCTTGATGATTTTCAGGAAACTAAAATCTATTCGGGCGATTACACGTGGGCTTTAAAGCCCTACGGGTATCCGTTTCCGGATGGATTCTTGCGACCAGGTCAACGTGTCACATTTACACTTACTGAAGAGAAATCTCAGATAGTGTCATGTTCTGGCATGTTTAAATGGTACAAGCCTGAATTCGATGCGACTAACCATGGGTCATTTGGTTATGACTCATTGATGTCCCGTATTTCTCGTCAGATGACGATGTACGGTGTACGGGTTAATCCAGCGAACATCTGGAGAGCAACACCTTGGTCATGGCTCATCGACTGGCAACTCAATATTGGTCGGAATTTAGACCGACTAACTGAGTATGTAGAAGATGGAGTCGTGTGCAAATATCTGTACCTTATGCATCACACAGTCAAACGCCAGGTATTAAAGATTTACCTGCCAGTAAAACAGGGTGATGTTTCTCTTCAATTTGTCAACTATGTTGACGTAAAGTTGAGAAGGGAAGCAGATAGTCCATTTGGGTTTGGCTCGCCGTGGGAATCATTATCCCCATGGCGTCTTTCCATCCTAGCTGCCTTAGGCATTTCCAAGCCCACCCGGGTTGGATTCCACTAGGATAGTCGGTCACGGTGTTCAATCTTTTGATAGCAGGGGTGCTATCATCAGAGGCCGTGATTTATCCACCCATAAAACTTAGGAGGTCAACCATGGCTTTTTCCGATCCCCAAACTGTGACTGTCAATTCAGTCGCTCAATCGATGGCTCGAGTAATAACAAATGGATCTCAATCCATTTACTCGAAGGCTGATGGTGCATATAAAATGACCATCAGTCACACGACATCCAAAGACCGAGTTCGGTCTATGGTGCGTGTCGATCAGCGAGCCATTGTTCCAGATCCATTGACTGCTGTCAATGATTATGAGAACCTTGGCGTATACTTAGTTATCGATCGGCCCGAAGTTGGGTTTGATGCGACGACCGTATACAATCTGATAGCCGGATTAAAAACCTGGCTAGACAGTACGGCATCCGGAAAGATTTTTGGAAAGGAGACTTAAATGTTTCCTACTTCCAATCCTTTTCGGGGCTACAGCATCTTGCACGTTATCCTAGGAGTGATCCTAGGATTCTTGTTCTCGTTGCTTGTAGTCTTCCGGTTCACAGGTTGACTGACCCCCCTTATGGGGCATCAGATAGGGAAAAGTACGTGGCTTGAAACCGACCTTCCGATTGGAGGGCAGTTTGAAAAGCAACGTAAGTGACCATATTAAGTTGTTGCACGCTGTCTATATAGACGCCTGCAGCAAGTGCATCGCTGATGTCTCTGATTTACGCGAC